TCGACACAGTGAAGAATCCAGAAGAGGTCGCTTACAATGTTATCGCTGTTCCCGGCATGACAAATACCTCTTTGGTTACAAAGCTCGTTGACAACACGGCAGAGAGAGCCGATGCTTTAGCGGTCGTAGAATATGTCGGCGGTTATGTTCCACCAGCAGATTTCCGCTACACAGGCAACAGTGAGACAAATGGTAGCGTGAGCACATTCATTACTAATAGAAAGTCCGTTGGCACTAACTCAAGTTATGCTGCCACCTACTTCCCATGGGTGAAGATTAGAGACAATATTAACAGCACAGACGTGTTTGTGCCACCCACCGTTGCTGCACTCGGTGCAATGTCTTACACAGACCGTGTACAAGCCCCGTGGTTTGCCCCTGCTGGCTTTAATCGTGGTGGCCTATCCTCTGGTGTCTCTGGACTCCCAGTGGTGTCTACAGCGCTAAAATTGTTCAAAGATGATCGCGATGATCTCTACGAAGCAGGTATTAACCCAATCGCCACCTTCCCAAATGAAGGCGTTGTAATCTTTGGACAAAAAACGTTGCAGATTGAGCGCTCCGCATTGGATAGAATCAACGTTCGTAGACTCTTGGTATTCCTCAAAAGAGGTATTTCAAGAATCGCAAATGGGGTCTTGTTTGAGCCAAACGTTCCAGATACTTGGAACAACTTTAAGAATCAGGCTATTCCATTCTTAAATGATGTTAAAACAAGATTTGGCTTGACTGATTACAAGCTTGTCCTTGACGAAACAACTACTACACCTGATTTAATTGATCAGAATATCTTGTACGCCAAGTTGTTTATCAAGCCAGCAAGAGCAATCGAGTTTATCGCTCTAGACTTCATCATTACGAACACCGGAGCGTCCTTCGATGATTAATTTAGAGAGAAACTATTTAAGTTTAGGAGAGATAAAATAAATGGCTACAGCAATTCCAGTATGGGCTAACCCACTAACCGAACCAAAAAGAAGGTTTAAATTTATTCTTAATATCGCAGGCATCCCAGCTTACGTTGTTAAGACAACCGATAGACCCTCTGTCACAGTTGGTGAAGCAACTCATGAGTTTTTGGTTCACAACTTTTACTTTCCCGGTCGTGTCACTTGGAATGAAATCGCCGTTACGTTAGTGGATCCAATCGATCCAGACATCTCTAGAAAATTACTAGCTTTGGTTAAAAACGCTGGATATGTTTTCCCAAGCGATTTCAGCGGCTCTCCTTCAGACGAGAACTTTCTAAGAAAATCATTAGGTAAAGCAAACTTTATTGATCAGCTTGGTCAGGTTACGATTGACACTCTTAATACAGATGGTGAGACAATTGAAACTTGGAGACTTAACAACGTTTGGGTCAAGTCTGTAACTTACAATCAGATGAGCTACAGCGATGAAGGATTAATTGAGTTGGGCTTACAGTTAAGATATGACTGGGCTGAATTGGAATCATTCACTCCCGTTGAACAATAATTTATAAGTCCCACTAATTATATTAGATGGCAAACGAAAGACAAAATTTCACAAATAGAACTTTGTCGAATCTGCAAAAGTATTCGCAAAATTTTAGTGGTCAATCAAAATTAGCTACTGAGAACATTTATGTAGGTGCTCAACAAGCCTTTAGATTTTTTCTATTAATCAATGATTTGCCTGCCGCCTTCATTACACAAGTTGACAGACCCTCTTACACAATCCAGACACAAGAACATATGTTATTAGATCATGTTGTTCGATATCCAATTAGAGTGAAGTGGGAACCAATCAGTTTTACAATTAGAGAGATCTTCAATGAAGACGGAGGATCAGTTGGTGGTAACATTTTAAACAAGCTGTTAGCTCAAAGCTATTATTACCCTGATGATGTTAATAGTGCTGACGCACCACAGTCCTTAACTAATGTGAATAACCCATCGTTAGCCGCCAGAGATTTAGTCTTTGGGACAAAGAACTTGTCAAAAGAAAATTTAATTCGTGCGCTAGGAAATGTTAAAATTGTTTCATTAGACCCAGACGGCAATACTTTTGAGTCATGGGAAATTTTCAATGGAATGATAACTTCAGTTGACTTTAGTCAATTACAATATTCAGATGATAGCTTAACTAATATTACAATTAGGTTAGAATATGATTGGGCGAAGTTAACTTTGCGTCAATGAGAGGAATAAATGACCAGAAATAATGAGGGTAGAACTCAAATCCCTCCTGAATTGTTTGAGCAATTCATGAAACAACAAGAAGAAAAATACACTCAACAACCACAACAAGCAGCACCGCAGCCAATACCAAACGTAAATGTTGGTGGGTATAGTGTCCCTACAGACTTTGTTGACTTGCCTTCTCAGGGGAAGTTTTATCCAGAAAATCACCCATGGTACAATAAAGAACAAGTTGAAGTTCGTTTTATGACCACGAAAGAAGAAGATATTATTACATCCCCAGCATTGGCGCAGAAGGGCTTAACTTTCGATAAGCTAATAGAGAGTGTCTGTGTTGATAGAGTCGCCGCTAAAACCATCTTACCGGGCGATAAATCAGCGATTTTGATTAACTGTAGAAAGAACTCATATGGAGATGAGTATGAATTTGATTCATTTTGTCAAGTTTGTGAGTCACCCTACACAGAAAAGATTAAATTAAGTGAATTAAAAAATAAAGAAATTGATTATTCTGGTTACAACATTACGTCAAATAATACTTTTGTTGTCACAACTCCAGTATCAAAAGTGTCTGTTGAGTTTAAAATGTATGATGCAAAAGATGAAGATCATATTAATAAACAGGCTGAAACTAGAAGACGTCATAACCTACCAGAAGAAACAGTTGCAGCAACACACAGAAGAATGATTCAGTCAGTTAACGGCGAAGTAAACGAGGCAGTCATCAATTCATTCGTTGGCTCTTTACTGTTAAAGGATTCTAGATTCCTCCAGAAATCATACTTGGCTGTTAAGCCAGATGTTGACTTGGTACACGAACACAAGTGTGTTGTCTGTGGCCACGAAAACAAAGGAGGTGTGCCCTTCGGGGCTAGCTTTTTTTGGTCTGACATCTGATTACTCAAATCAAGTATACGAACAAATGTTTTTAGTCGTTATGCAGACAAATTTTACTTTTACTGAGCTTTACAGTTTTACAATTTCTTTAAGGAACTGGATTATAAATCGCGCAGTTAAGTATTTCAAAGAATCAAATAAACAATAAAGTCTTCTATTATCTATTTAGATAGAGGATTATTATATGGCAATTCCAGCATCATTAGTTGAATTAATAATAGGAAATCCTGAAAGCACTGCTATTCAGGGCCAAATTAATGCTTTAGAAAGCAACACTGATAAAAACGCAGCTAGAAAATTACTAGCTAGTGCCAAAAGTAAAAAAGCAGCAGCAAAAAAGTCTGGTGAAAGCATGGATGCGCTAGGCAAAAAGACCAAGAGCGCTTTTGACGAGCTTGTTAGATTCCAAGGTGGCGCGAATGAAGTTGCCAAGACTCTTCTTGGAGCACAGGGACTTTTAACCAC